GAAAGATTGTCGTAAACAATACCAAACTAGGCACAACTAGACTAGTTGAGACCAGATGTCTGGGACTTCAGGGCGAGGTATCTGAAGTCGGTTGCGATATTCAGACATCGTCTCTGAGGACGGTGGGATAACGTCGGGGTCATTCACAAAATGTGCTCTATCCCATTTGGGGTAGAACGAGAGTGGGCCTTGCCATCGTTCGACGTGTTGTCGGACGGTCCAGAAGGACGGAAATGTGGTAAGGTTGATCTGCTGTTGAATAGTTTCATCTATGCGCATGAAACCAGGCAGGTACTCTTGTATGTGATGGATGACGTCGGGGTCTTCCGGGTTGACGGCGTCGTCGAGGAACTCGTAGTAGATGTCACGACACAGGTCGTGGAATTCATCGTTCATGCCACAGGCGGCGTAGGCTAAGCCTATTGCGCGGGCGGATGTGTACTTTGAGCGTGGGCCTCTCTCTGGATAACAGAGTTGGGCGACGAGCTTGCCGAGTGGGCGAATGGGCATTCCGTAGTTGCATTGGTAGGAAAGTGTCTCGATATGACCACGATTAGTAGTTCGTGATGACTTTGTCGGTGATAAGACCATGCCATAGCGGCGTAGTGCATAATCAGCGAGGAAATCGATGAATTTCTCCATGCGGGAGAGTGTCCAGTCGGTGAATCCAGAATTGTCATCTCCCATGACGAAGAAGAGAACTTTGGAGATCTCGTCAACGGTGAATCCAAATTCAAGCATGCCATCGATAAGGATGAACAAGTTTGCAAAGGAATCCAGGTACTGGGTGTTCAGTAGTCCAGAAGGGACACCAGCGCATGTTCGTGCGTAGGCGTATCCATCGGCGGTGATGAAGACCATGTTATTGTACCATGTGTGGAGGAAATGAAGGATGTTGCTCAGGCGTGAGAACATCTTTTCAGGAGTCAGGTCGGGGTAGGAAGGGTAATCATAGGTGGGGGCGTAGCCATTGGAGCAAACGATAATCCGTTCAAGGAAATCGGTCCAAAATATGTCAGAAATGACACGTGGGACGCGTTGGTCAAATCCGGACCAGTCAATCGTGAAGAAGGACTTGAAGGAGCGGGCAATTTGATCGAGTCGGGCGTTTGAACCGCGGATCGTTTCGTAGCCATACATGATGCAGCATTCGAGTTTTCGAGCGAGCACGTGGGCTGGGAAGGTCACCATTGATTCAAGTCGAATGAATAAATCATCGACTGCGTAGACAGGTCGTTGTTTGAGATTGCCATCTCTGTCGGAAATGTGATTACGGGTGTAGAGTGTGGTCGGGCGTTCGAGGATCCATGTGCGGAGTGCAGCTAGAGTGTCGGACGGAGCGCGTGTGAACGGGAGTCCAGTCATTTTGATGTAGTGGACGGCGGTGCGGGCGTATTCGAGGAAGGCATTTGTGTAGTAGCCTTTCGAGGTTGGTTTGTTTTCATATTCTTTTGGATGTGAGAAAACAGCGTGTGCGTTCAGGGTGAAAGAGCGTCGTTGATGGTATCCTGTTCCAGTGTGGAGTGGGGCTTTGTCAAATAGGGAATCGACGAAGTGGATTGGAAGGTAAGGAGTGACGGCGAACTTCTTGACTATGATGTCGAGGATGAGTTCTTTTCTTTCAGTAGATATGGGGACTGAGGGGAGTTGAGGCTTGAAAAAGTCTTTGACAGTGGCGTCAGTAGTGCCGAGTGGGCGGACGTATTTGTCGAGGAACTTCTGGTAGTGTGGATATTTTGACCGGATGATGCGTTGGATGCGTGGGTCAACTTGGAATCCAGTTTCGGGTATTTCAGGAGTTGCGGTGACGATTTGGCCTTGTTTGTACTGGTAAGGAAGGGGGATGATGCCAGTAGGTGGTTTGCGATTGTCAGGTAAGTGTGAGAGATCACGAGGAAGGTAGAATTCGGCGGGGAAACCTTGGTGTTCAGCTTTATCACGGAGGATGTTTTCAATGGTTGCTGACTCTGATTGGTAGCGAAGATTCGTTTGTTCGTCGGAGAAGGCGAATTTGAAAGATCTTTCGATGCGGTCAAGGTCTGAGTCGTTGTGGACGGTCAGTGTCGATCTAGGGTCTTCAGCGTTTGTCTGGAAGATTTTCCAGTCTCTGCGGAGATGTGCTAGACGTTCGTGGAGGTAGTCTCGTATCTGTGCGAGGACCATGGTTGAAGGTTCAATGTTGAATTTCGGCTATAAAAGCTATATTCATAGGCAAATATGCG